AAGATTGCAAAATCTTGTTGCTTATCTGTTTGACAGAGAATTTAAAATGTATTTGAACGCCAAGGGCGTAAACATTGACATGAATTTGTTTGATGTTTTAATGAATCCACCACAAAACTTTGCAAGTTATAGACAAGCAGAAATGGATAATTCTCGTGTAAACACATTTGCTTCACTACAAGAAGTACCTTATATGAGCAAACGCTTTGCACTAAAACGTTTCCTAGGACTAAGCCAAGAAGAAATGGCAGAAAACGAAAGTCTATGGCGTGAAGAAAATTCAGGCGAAGCAATTAATAACATTGGAAGCGGTCAAGAAATGCGTGGAGCAGGTGTTACACCAGGCGGAATACAAAGTGACCTTGACAATCTAGGTTCAACTGAACCAGATGCAGATGCTCCTGAACCTCCAGCAGATGACGCAGGTGGTGATACAGGTGGTGCAGGTTTACCTCCCCTAGGCGGCGGCGAAGAAACATAAGGTAAATAATAGTATGTTGTTAAAAGAATTTTTTTATTTTGATCAAAACGGAAAAAACTTTGAGGATGATATGCGTTATGATGCTCAGAGAGATATTTCTGTTGTCAAACCTTCCGACACTAGAAAAACTAGACTAACACTAAAACAGATTAACGAAATTAGACGCACATCTGAAGCAAGAGAAATAGAACAAGCAAAAGAAATTGAGTTCATTCAACAGATGTACGGCCAACCTGCTCAAGAAGAAGCAAGCCTTTAATAAAACCGTTTAAATAGTGCTATGGACATAGCATTCGTATTAGGTAACGGTACCTCAAGACAACATTTTGATTTAGAAACACTGCGTGGCAAGGGTGATATCTATGCTTGTAACGCAGTGTACAGACATTTTGAACCCGATGTTCTTATAGCAGTAGATCCTAAAATGGTACATGAAATAGTAAGTGATGGATATCATCACAATCATGTGGTATGGACAAACTACAACAACGGTTATAAAAATTACTCTAATCTAAACTATTTTCAACCCAGCAAAGGTTGGAGTTCAGGCCCTACGGCACTTTACAAGGCAACCAAAGACAATCACAAAACAATCTATATATTAGGCTTTGATTATATGGGATTAAACGATGGAAAAAAGTTTAATAACATATATGCAGATACACAAAATTATAAAAAAAGCAAAGAACCAGCAACATATTACGGTAATTGGCTGAGACAAACGGAAACAAGCATCACTTCTAATACTGAAATTACCTTCAAAAGGGTAATTAAAAAGGGTGATTTTTGTCCCGCACAGTTAAATAATTATGTCAATTTTAGTAATATTACATATTCTGAGTTTGAAAATGAACTATTTTAACCAGCGTTTTGACAAAAATGCTGAAAATACACCTATTTCCACTGGTAAAAGTGGTTTTTTCGTAAATACAATGGACAGCCTTGCCTAACAAATAAACTAAAGGAGATATACAAATGTCAGATACAAGCAAATTTGAACAACTGCTTGATCTTCTCGTAAACGAGGATAAAGAAAAAGCAGAAGAACTTTTCCACGATATCGTGGTAGAGAAATCTAAAGAAATCTATACAGGATTAATTGAGTCTGAGGAAAAAGACGAAGAAGTTGAAGAAGCAACTGAAGAGTCTAAAGAAGACGAAGTTGAAGAAGCAACTGAAGAATCAGCAGACGAAGACAAAGTTGAAGAAAACTTTGAAGAAGAGTCAGTCGAAGAAGTCGGCGGCGATGCTACAGACATGATGATGAAGGATGTAAGCGACGAAGCAGATGACGACATGGACATGGATTATAACAAAGACGGTGAAATGGATGACCATGAAGAAGATCATGAAGACATCGAAGACCGTGTTGTAGACCTTGAAGACGCACTAGACGACCTTAAAGCAGAATTTGAAGCCATGATGGGCGACAAAGAAGAAGGCGATGAGGACGAAGGTGAAGAAGAAGGTGAAGAAGAATCAGAAGAAGCCGAAGAGGAAGCAATGGAACCTGCTATTGAGTCAACAGACGAAGAAGCAGAAGTTGTAGACGAAGCAAAACAAGCAAAATCCGCTGGCGAAACTATGCGTGAATACGTAGAAAAAGTTTCTGCTCCGTCAAATTCCGAAGGTTCTGATAACACTGCTAGTCCAGTAGCGAGCAATGCTAAAGCACCTAACGATGCTAAAGCACACGCAATTGGCGGTGGTGAAGAAAAGGGCGGTAGTGCTCAAAAGCCAAAAGACATGGGAAAATCTTTCGAGAATGAACCAGGTTCAAAAGCCGGAGACACTTTTAGTAAAGCATCTGCACCAAAGAGTGCTGAGTAATTAGGAGTTAGCCAATATGGCATACTTAAGAGAACATCTTACGTTCGATCAGGCGCAAGTCACCCTTGAGTCCCAAGGTGAAGGGGAAAACAAAAACCTTTATTTAAAAGGCATTTGTATTCAGGGTGGTGTTAAAAACGCAAACCAGCGTATCTACCCTGTCTCCGAGATAGGCAACGCTGTTAAGACACTCAAGGATCAGATCGACGGCGGTTACTCTGTGCTAGGTGAAGTTGATCACCCAGATGATTTAAAAGTAAATTTAGATCGTGTATCGCATATGATTACAGATATGTGGATGGATGGACCTAATGGGTTTGGCAAGATGAAAGTTTTGCCAACCCCAATGGGCAATCTTGTAAAAACCATGTTAGAATCAGGTGTGAAACTGGGAGTCAGTTCACGTGGAGCAGGTGAAGTTAACGAATCCACAGGAGAAGTTAATGGATTTGAGATTATCACAGTAGATGTGGTAGCCCAACCAAGTGCGCCGGGTGCTTACCCAACACCAATCTATGAACACTTCATGAACACAAGAGGTGGTTATAGTGCGATTAGGGCGGCTCACGAAGTATCGAAAGATGCTAAAGCACAAAAGTATCTCAAAGAACAGATGCTACGAGTCATAAAAGGCTTGCAGTAACAAAAGGAGAAGCCAATGAGTGATATGTTTAATAAACTTTTTGAAACAGGCTTGCTAGGTGAGGAAGTTCGCACTGACTTACAAGAAGCATGGGACCAAAAAGTGAAGGAAAACAAAGACACTGTTACTGCTGAACTCCGTGAGGAATTTGCAAAACGTTACGAACATGATAAGCAAAACATGGTCGAAGCGATTGACAATATGGTTTCCGAGCGTTTAGAATCAGAAATTGCTGAAATTGCTGAAGATAAGAAAGCACTTGCAGAAGCAAGAGTTGAATATAAGAAGAAGATCGGTGAGCATTCTGAAAAACTGCAAGAGTTTATGCTCAAGCAGTTGACTAAAGAAATTGGAGAGTTACACGAAGACCGTGCTAAGGTCAGCGAAAACTTTTCAAAATTGGAAGACTTTGTTGTTAAGCAACTTGCAAAAGAAATCAACGAGTTTGCAGAAGACAAAAAAGATTTGGCAGAAACCAAGGTACGCCTTGTAAAAGAAGCCAAAGAAAAATTTGCAGAGGTCAAAGCAAAGTTTGTTGCTAAGTCAGCAGACATTGTGAAGGAAACTGTAAGTAAGAAACTCTCCGAAGAGATTTCACAGTTGAAAGAAGACATTCAATCAGCACGCGAAAATCACTTTGGTAGAAAACTATTCGAAGCATTTGCTAATGAATACAGCAATTCTTATCTAAACGAAAAATCAGAAACTGCGAAGTTAATGAAGATCGTTGCAGAGAAGGAAGAGCAGTTAGCAGAGGCTAAGAAAACCATCACAGAGAAGACCACTCTAGTTGAGTCTAAGGAAGCAGAAGTTTCTAAAGCCAAAGACGAAGCGAAACGTGTTGCAGTGATGAATGAGTTGTTGGCTCCATTAGGTAAAGACAAAAAGGACATTATGTCTGAACTACTAGAGTCAGTGCAAACAGAAAAATTGCACACAGCATTTGACAAATATCTACCAGCAGTAATGGAAGACAAAAATCGTCCATCTGCTAAAAAACAGGCACTAAATGAGGGAACAGAAGTAACAGGCAATAAAGAAGTAAAAGAAACGGTAGAAGAAAAGTCAAACTTAATTGAACTCCGCAAATTAGCGGGATTAAACTAAAAAGGAGAAGGACAAAATGTCAGAAATAATCAACGAAAACTGGCAGGCAACCAAAGACGCTTTAATGGAAGGTCTTAACGGACATAAGAAAAGCGTAATGGACGTCACTCTCGAGAACACTAGACGTTATCTCGCTGAGTCGGCAACTGCTGGTGCAACTTCCGCAGGAAATGTTGCAACATTAAACAGAGTGATTCTTCCAGTAATCAGACGTGTGATGCCTACGGTCATCGCAAACGAGATTGTTGGTGTACAGCCTATGACAGGCCCAGTATCACAAATTCACACACTAAGAGTACGTTACTCAGATACATTTGATGACGTAACAGCAGGTGAAGAAGCGTTATCACCATTCAAGATTGGCTTAGGCTATTCAGGTGGTGGGTCAACTGACAAGGCAGATGCTACAGCATCACTTGAAGGTTCACCAGGTAAGAGAATGTCAATTCAAATCTTAAAACAAGCAGTAGAAGCGAAAACTCGTAAACTATCTGCTCGTTGGACATTTGAAGCGGCACAAGACGCTCAAGCACAACAAGGTATCGACATCGAAGCAGAAATCATGGCGGCATTAGCACAAGAGATTACTGCTGAAATCGATCAAGAGATCCTTGCTTCATTGCGTTCACTTTCTTCAGTAGAAGAAACTTATGACCAATCAGCGGTATCTGGTACTGCTACATTCGTTGGTGACGAACATGCGGCTTTAGCAGTTCAAATCAACAGAGTAGCGAACAAGATCGCTCAGCGTACACGTAGAGGCGCAGGTAACTTTGCAGTTGTTAACAACCAAGCATTGACAATCCTACAATCTGCTACAACTTCTGCTTTCGCAAGAAGCACAGAAGGTACGTTCGAAGCACCAACAAACACTAAGTTTGTAGGTACACTTAACAACTCAATGAGAGTATATGTTGACTCATACAAAGCAGACAACACATCTGGTACTGATAATGACGCAGTTCTTATCGGTTACAAAGGCTCTTCAGAGGCTGATGCGGCGGCATTCTATTGCCCATACATTCCTCTAATGAGTTCTGGTGTTGTTCTTGATCCAGCAACTTTTGAACCAGTTGTAGGCTTTATGACAAGATATGGCTATGTTGAATTAAACAACACTGCTTCATCTCTTGGAAATGCGGCAGACTACTTGGGTAAAGTTGCTATCGAAGGCGACAAGGTATCATTCTCATAAGAGAAAGTTACAAAACTACGAAAAGGGCGGCATTTATGTCGCCCTTTTTTTATGACCTCGTAAATACTTTTATGGAAGGTATTAAGGAAATTGAATCTAGTCTAGACTGGACTGAAGTAGAACAGCAAATAAAAGAACTTGCTAAAACTGCACCAGAGTTTCGTTTTGATGTAGTAAGATTTTGCTCAGGCATGCGTAGTGAAATAACAAAACTGGGCGAGATTGAAATGAAATATCGCCAACAAAAACGTGACAGCATTGTTCAACAGCACAAAGATCAATGTGCTAAAATCAATCGTGCTATAAAAGATTTTAGTAGTGTACATCTTATGCACTTATTTTCTAGAGTTGACTAAATACACATGTCGTTAAACGTGCCTACAAAGGGTAGGACTTATGCGGAATGACCCACCGCGTAGCCCCTAGAACGGGATTAAAAGGAGAAACAAATGGGAAGACCAGTAAACAAAAGAAACTTCGGATTACTAGATGATGGTACTAATTTTACAATTAACTGTCAAGTTGGTGCTAATTCAGAATCTGAATCAGGATACATTTTAAGACAAAGATCAGTTAACAAGTTTTTAGTAAATGATCTAAAAACAGGAACTAAAACAACAGTTGGCGGATCTGGAACTGGAAATGTTGGTATTTGTACACTAGTTGATAAAGCGTCAGGCGGTTTAGGTGCTAACGAAATGTCAATTCAAGGTACACTTGATGACGGTACAGGTAGTCAAGTTAGAATTAAAAAACTTTACAATAGAACATGTAGAGATTTTAACAATAACAGATACACTTACGTTATTCAAAATGACTCAACAGCATCTATCATGGTGCTTACAGCAATCTAATTGCAAAACCATAAAGGGCAAAGTTCGCTTTGCCCTTTTCTCTTGACTAAATAATGCTATAAACAAAGGATCCTTCAAATGGCTGTAGACGTATTAAAAGTTACCGGTGATTATAAAATTGTTACATCAGGTTTATCGGGTGCAAAAGTTGAACTCGAAACACCAGAAGTAAGGATTACGGGTGATTTAACTGTACTAGGTACAACAACCACAATTGATACTGCAAACATGTCAGTTGAAGACAATATCATTACAATAAACAGTGGTGAAACTTCTCTGAGTGGAATTACTTTAGGTCAAGCAGGTTTAAACATTTATAGAGGTCCTTCAAGTTCAGCGGCAACTATGCTGTTTGATGATACCTTGAGTTACATTCAACCAAACGGAAATACAGGGCCCGGAGTTTTCACGTTTAAAGTTGGGTCTGCATTAGGTGCTTTACAAGCACACGTACTAGAAACCACAGGTGAAGATTTAATTCTATTAGGACAAAACGCTCCCAATGCAGTGATAAGTGTAACTGGTACTGCTGATTATGAAAATAATATAACCGACGATGATGATATTCCTAATAAAAAATATGTCGATACTGCGGTAGCAGGTGCGGCAATTAGCAGAATTTTAGCAGGCAATACCAAAGCAGAAGTATTTGACACTAGTGACGGTGATCCACTTAGCGAATTTACTCTAGAAATAGATGGCGTTGAAAAATTTAGTGTTAATGCAAAAACCACAGAATTACAAGAACTTAGTTTAGATGGAACTACTATTAGACCAAAAACTTCAGGTGATAGTCTTTTCTTAGAATCAAACGGTAGCGGTGAAGTAGTTGTTCGTGATGTACTAAGCATAGAAGGTGCTGTAAGTCCAAGTGCTCCTAGTGCTGACAGCGGCAGAATTAAACTGTATTCACAAGCCGAAGCAGAGGGTGGTTCTGGACTATATTTTGTAAATACATCTAGTACAAGAGACGAACTTGTAAGTAAAAAGAAGGCATTGCTTTATAGCATGT